GCCTACATTTTAGGCGACTACACAGGCCGTATGTCTCCTCAAGCGTGGGCAGCAAAGGCTATAGAGCTATACCATTTCTATGAAGCAGACAGGGTCGTCGCTGAGGTAAACCAAGGCGGCGACCTTGTTAAACACACCATACACGGTGAAGACGAGACTGTTCCCCTGAAGATGGTTAGGGCCTCTAGGGGCAAGTTCGCCCGTGCAGAACCAGTCTCAGCTCTTTATGAACGAGGGTTAGTCCATCACGTCAGAAACCCCGCTGATGGGGCTAACCTTAACGAACTAGAGATACAGATGAGAACTTGGGAGCCTCTAGGTTCTATAGGATCTCCAGACCGTCTTGATGCTTGCGTGTGGGCGTTGACGGAACTTCTCCTCAACGGATATTCCAAACCCCAACTCAAACTTGTTTACAGCAGCATTAAAGGACTGAGGTAATGACTAAGCGCCTGTCAAAAACAGAATCCACTAAAATTCTCGGTGTGGCAGGACAAAATGTCCACAATGGTACAATCCGTGCTGACGAGTTCCTTCAGGAGCTTAAGGGTCGCGCGGCCATTCGTAAGTATCGTGAGATGCGGGACAATGATAGTACTATCGGTGCTGTCATGTACGCTGTCGAACAGATGCTCAGAGACGTGGACATCACCGTTAAGCCAGCAGACAAAAGCCCTGAGGCTCAGTCTGAGGTGGAGTTTGTTAAGAGCGTTCTGGATGACATGGATCATACGTTAGACGATCATGTCGCAGAGGCTCTTAGCTTCCTCTCCTATGGTTTTGCTTGGTTTGAGATCGTGTATAAACGCCGCGAAGGCGATAGCAACAATCCCAAGAAAAAATCAAAATACTCTGACGGAAGGATGGGCATCCGTAAGCTGGCTTGCCGTTCCCCTTGGACTATCGACAAGTTCGACGTAGACCAGAAGACTGGAGACATCCTAGGGATCTATCAGAGTGTCGGCTATACGAACGGCAAAAACTACATCCCCTCTAGGAAGTCCCTGTACTATCGTACTACCAGCATTAACGGAGATCCGTCTGGGCGCTCTATCCTTCGTAATGCCTACACTTCCTATCAGTACCTAAACAATTTTCAGTCTATCGAGGCTGTAGCAATCGAACGAGAGCTTGCAGGTATCCCTGTTGCTCGCATTCCTGCTGAATATCTTTCTCCCGATGCAACGGAAGGTCAGGTCAGTTTCCGCAATGAACTACAAAACATTCTCAGAGACGTCAAGTTTAACGATCAAGGCTATATTATACTTCCTAGCGACACATATCCAGATAAGGATGGTTCGCCTACCAGTGAACGGCTTGTTGATGTGGAGCTTATGGCTTCTAGCGGCACTCGTAACATTAGCATTGACCCTATCATACGCCGGTATCAGCACGACATTGCTAGGAGTGTACTCTCGGAGTTCCTGATGCTTGGCGGTGGCTCTAACGGCTCCTACGCCCTCTCTAAGAGCAAGACGGACCTTTTTCTCCGCGCCTTGGAAAGTTACATCACTCAGGTCGTAGACACCCTCAACAAGCACCTTGTAGAGCCTCTGTACGAGCTTAACGGTCTGGACATGAAGACCATGCCTAAGCTGGTTGCTGGTGATGTCGCACCCCACGATCTCCGTGAACTCAGTTCCTACCTACGCAACCTCAACGGTGCGGATATTAACCTCTCGGATCAGCCAGATATTGTAGATGCTCTGTTGCACAACGCAGAGCTTCCTGACTTGGACCGGGAGATCTACCTAGGAACAGACGCCAGTCAAGAGGCAGAGCAGTGACAACTTGGACAAGACACCTGTACGAGCATGATCACTTAGCTATCTCAAAGGGCGAGAGTAACGACTACAGCACGGTCTATAAGTTTGGCTTCAACCCAGACATTAACGGGGATGACGAAACTATTTGGACACAGGGCGGAAACGTACCTTGGCCGACGACAGCCTTTACGGCTTACGCTGTAAGTGACAATGCTGCCGATGCTAATGGCTCCTCTGGGGCAAACACTGTCGAAGTAGAAGGCTTAGATGCAGACTACAACTTCAAGTCTGTCTCGGTCAGTATGAACGGAACCAATGCCGTAGAAATATCTGGAACGTGGATCAGAATAAACAGGGCATATGTGTCTTTAGCAGGTAGTGGCGGAACTTCCGCTGGTACTATACACATACAGAACTCTGGCGGTACTGTAATATATGCTAACCTTGCAGTGGGTAATCAGACCCAGATGGCTGTGTACACAGTTCCAGCAGGTCATACTTTCTATGTAGATGACATCAGCTTTACTGCCGCTCTTTCACAAGCTAACAAGAGAATTAGAGCTACCTTTGCAGTTAGAGAGTTTGGTTCTAATGTGTTTAGGACACGTCTGGTTAGCGTACTACAGAGTACTCACCTCATAACTAGGTTTATTTACCCTCTGGCTATCCCAGAAAAAGCAGACATGGAGTGCAGGGGCTTCAGCGACACTATTAACAACGAAGTTGGAGCCTCGTTTCAAGGGGTGCTTTGCAAAAACACTATTACGGGAGAACCTTGATGCCTAAGGTCGCGCTTCAGAACAAGATGAAAGAGCATAACAAGAAGTCCAAGCACAAAGTGACTATGCGTATGCTCGAAGCGGTCTACGATAGGGGCGTAGGTGCCTACCGTACAAACCCCGGCTCAGTTCGTCCGAACGTAAAGTCTCCTGAGCAGTGGGCTATGGCAAGGGTCAACAGCTTCTTACGGATTGTCAGTGGCTCTAAGTCTGCAAACCACGACAAAGATCTTCTGCCCTCTTCTCACCCCTCCTCCAGTAAGAAAATGCTCAAGGGCAAGTATGCCAACGACATCTTCACCACTGAGGCAGAAGCTCGTGCTAGGAGCATGGATATAGGTCTGGGCGGTGACATCCATGTACACGAATACGACGGACAGGCCGTGTACATGCCCGGAGAGAGCCATGAAGACTATCTGCACCACCATGACCCGAATGATAAAGACACCCCCTCAGTCAGCCGCGTAGAGGCTCTCAGGGCAATCGTCCAAGAGATTATGAAGGAAGAGTTTCAGAAGGCTGAGTATCAGGGCCGAAAAGTTACCCTGAACAAGCCTCGTCGTATTCAGGGCGGAAACAAGAAGTTTGAAGTGTTTGTCATGGATGGGGACAAGGTCAAGCGAGTTACGTTTGGCGACCCCAACATGGAAATACGAAGAGATGACCCCAAGGCCCGCGCTAATTTTCGCTCCCGGCATTCTTGCGATACGGCGTCTGACAAGACTAGCGCGAGATACTGGTCATGTCGCATGTGGGAAGCAGGAGCTACGGTTAGTGACATGACAAAAAGTCTTGAAGGTAAGATCTTAAAATCCGACGAAGAACAGCGCCTAGTCTATGGCTGGGCCTCAGTAGTCACCGAGAAAGGCGAACCTGTAGTGGATCGTCAGGGTGACATCATCAAAGCAGACACGCTCGTTAGGGCCGTGAACAAATTCATGGAACACGTTCGTGTAGGCAAGCAGATGCACAACGGAGATCAGATTGGTGTAGTAGTCCACTCGTGGCCTTGCACTGACGAGATCAACAAGTCCGTTGGCTTGGAAGCTGACCGTGAGGGTTGGCTGGTCGCTTTTAAGGTCTATGACGAAGAGGTCTGGTCTAAAGTTAAAAGCGGTGAACTCGCAGCCTTCAGTATTGGGGGTCGTGCGGTAAAAGGAGAGTATAATGGCGACTGAGTTGCTGGAACTTCAACTTGACGAGCTTTCATTGGTTGATCGACCGGCCAATGCGGAAGCTATGATCACTCTTTTCAAACGGGACGTCCCCACAGAAGAGGAATTAGACAAAATGACTGAAGAGATGGAAGCTGAAGTTAAGGCTTACATGGAAAAGAATAGCTGCGGTTATCGTGAAGCGATGAAGGCCCTTGGCTATGAGATGGACAAAGAAGAGGTTGTCGCTCCTGAAAAGGAAATGGCTGACCCTGAAGACATCGGCAAAGCCTTTGAAGCTGAAATTGTTAAGCTGAAGGCTGAAAACGAAGAGCTTCGCAAAGGCATTATCGAAGAAGGTTATGTCATTTCCACGGAGGGTATTTCCAAGAAAGCCCCTGAGGAATTTGTGGAGTACGAAGGCGAAAAGATCAACAAGGCTGACATTCCGGCCCCTATCTTGAAAGCCCTCGAAGCTGCCGAAATCGAAAAAGCAGATCTTGAGCTTACCAAGCGAGCTGAAGAAGCCTTGCCGCATTTCTCCGTGGAGGCTGCTAAAGGTCTTCTGAAATCGATTGACAAGTCCGATGACAACGAAATGCTTATGGTAGCCCTAAAGGCCGTTGACACGGCTCTTGCAGACAAGATGGAAGAACTCGGCAAGTCCGATGTAGATGGCGAGTTTGCCTCTGCCTCAGACAAAATTGAAGAACTGGTTAAGGTTTACATGGACGAAAACAACCTTGCCAAGAAAGACTATGCCAAGGCTTATGCTTTTGTAGCTAAGACTGAAGAAGGCAAGTCCCTCATCGCTAAAGCCTACAAAGGAGAATAACTCATGGCTGTTATGCAAACTCGCGACACGCGCTCGATGGAAGCTGGCGAAGACCTTTCGGCTGCACAGTTTCACTTCGTAACCCTCGAATCTGACGGCAAGGTTGACCTTGCTGACTCCGCAGGAGAAAACTGCCACGGCATTCTCCTCAACAAACCAGATGCTGCTGACAAGGCCGCTACGGTTGCTATCTCTGGTCGTTGCCTCGTTGAGGCTGGTGGTACTGTTGCTGCTGGCGCTGCTCTTCAGACCAACGCAACTGGTGAAGCTATCACCGCCGCTGCTGGCGACTACATCATGGGCTACGCCCTTGAAGCTGGTGTTGACGGTCAGATCATCGCTATGGAACTCATCCAAGGTGGCAACATCGTCGCCTAATGGCACGTTTAAGGAGAACATAAAATGCCAATGCTTACCCCCTCTGACGTGCATGTCGATGTACCTCTCACAAACTTGACTATCGCTTACATGCAGGCCGCAGAGAACTTTGTTGCTGACAAAGTCTTCCCTATGGTTTCTGTTAGCAAGCAGTCGGACAAATACTACAAGTACAGCCGCGAAGGTCTTCGTGACGGCGACGTTACGGTTCTTGCTCCTCGCACGGAAGTTAATCGCGTCGGAATGGCCCTGTCTACGGACAGCTACTTCGCGGACGTTCGTGGTCTGGGTATGGACTTCGACGAGCAGACCCTCGCAAACGAAGACACCGCTCTTGAGCTTCGTTCGCAGGGCGCAAACGTCCTGATGGAAAAGATCATGATCGACCGCGAAGTTCGCTGGGCGTCAGCCTTCTTCAGCGCGGGCATCTGGGGAACCGACATCACTCCGGGCAACCTGTGGTCTGACTACACGAACTCAACGCCTATCGTTGACGTCACTACTGGTCGTCGCACCATGCAGTTGGCTTCTGGCGGCTACAAGCCGAACACGATGGTTGTTGGTAAAGAAGTCCGTGATGTCCTGATCAACCACCCAGACATTCTGGCCCGCCTCAATGGTGGTTCGACTGTCTCCAACCCTGCGTTGATCACCGACGCGAAACTGGCTGAAATCTTTGAAGTCGAGAACTTCTACGTGATGGAAGCTGTCCGCAACACGGCTGCTGAGGGTGTCACCGACGCCTTTGGTTTCATCGGTGGCAAGAACGCCCTGCTGACGTATACGCCTTCGACGATGGGTCTGCGTACCCCCGGTGCTGGCGCTATCTTCTGCTGGGACTCGATCCCCGGTGTTAGCGGCATGGGTATCACTGTTGAATCGTTCTCGGACGATGCCCTGAAGCGTCAGCAGATTGCTGAACTGATCCAAGTCAAGTCTTCCGATGACATGAAGCTCATCGGTTCTGAAATGGGTTACTTCTTCGAAGCCTGCGTCGCTTAAGACCCCCACTACAAAAGGTGGACCCCTTGGTTATCCTTGGGGTTCACCCAACTATAAAAGAACTTAACAAAACCATTGGAGTTGTCATGCACCCTACGTATCTTGGGTTTCAGGTAGACTGGCCCGTATTCGTAAAGAACCCCCTTCAAGCTAGTGATAAGAACTGGACAAGGGGAGAATTGTTTAACTGGCAAGAGAGAGATTTAGACCAGTACAAAGTCTTTATGCTCTACATGTCAGGTTTCTTATACCACAACAAAGATTTAGAGAAAGAGAGTAAGTCAGGTACCCGTCTGAGTGAAATGAACTCCGGGCAACTTTACTCTCTAGTAGGTCTGTTGAATGACGAGGTTAAGTCTCGTGCTGCTAACACCGAAGAGTTCAAAGAGAAGCGGTGCCGACAGTCTAAGATTGACGAAAAGCAGCGAGGCCTAATTCGATCCTTCCTTAGGAAGAACCCTTGGATCACAGACAAGTTCTACCAGCTCCGAGATAACATTCTTGGAGAGTAATAAACAGGAGACCTGAGATGGCTTGGTCATATGACCCTACAGATTTAAATACGACCACTGCTTCAGGTCGCCTCAACACGGTTCGTTTCCTAGTAGGTGACACGGATACAAACAACCAGCAGGTTCAGAACGAAGAAATCACCTTCTCTCTGTCACAGACCGCAGACGATGTTTATACTGCCTCTGCTTACGTCGCTAGGAGCATTGCTTCTCAGTATGCCAGCAAGGTCAACATCGAGGTTGATGGACAGATAAAGGCAGACTACAGCGACCTCTATGAGCATTACAAAGCTCTTGCTGACAAGCTAGACTATCAGGCTAAGAAAGTTGGCGCTAGGCTGGGTGTTTCTGCTGGTGGCATCACTAAGACACAGGTCGAGCTTGCCAGAAGCAACACCAACAGGGTTGGACCTGAGTTCCGCAGGGATCGCTTCTGGAACCCGCCTAACACGGACAGTTATGGAGAAGGCTAGTGCTGAACAAGGATACGCTCTCTCTGATTAATGACCTTGGTCAGACTGTGACGCTCAAGAAGGTGGCTACAGGCGCTTATACGGTCTCTACAGGCACTGTGGCAACAACAACCACCGAGTACACTGTAAAAGCCTACATAGCGGACTACACGCTCTCAGAGCTTAACGCAGAGTTTATAGTCAGGGGTGATCGTAAAGCTATTCTCCCTGCTTTCGACACCTCTAGTGTTGCTCTCCCTGCCCCTGATGAAGGTGACAAGATCTCTGGGGTTGGTGACGAGGTTAGGATAGTCTCAGTACAGACCATCTACGAAGGCTCTACAGTTGTCTGCTACATCTGTCAGGTGAGGGAGTAGTATGCCACAGTTTACTTCTAAAGGCTACGCAGGTTTGTCCGAGAAGGTCCAACAGCAAGCTGAGGCTCTTGGTAAAAAAGAGCTAGAGGACTACTTCACCCTAATTGCTGATGACGCTGTTGATATGTCTCCAATCTGGTCGGGGGCATACGTAAAGTCTTTCTCGTTTAGGGCTAACAACACTACTTCTCGTGGTCGAGGCATAGACGGTAGAAACTGGAAGTTTCCTAAGAAGACAGGCACAGCGGCTGATAGAGAGACTGGCAGATCTCAGCTCATGGGCGATATTAAACAGGCTGTGAAGACTACAGACCCGTTTACTACAAAGTCCTATACCCTACGTAATGACGCAGGTCACGCTGGGTTTGTTGAGAATGGCGGCAATGCGAGAGGCCCGAAACCTCCAAACGGATACAAGATTTTTGCGAGGCTGAGGAGCAAGTATGGCTGACATTAACAAAGACATTCGCGCTGCCTTAGAAACTCACTTGGCTGGCACCGCAAGCATTCCTGACATTGCTTATGAGAACGTGCCTTATGAGCCTACGACAGGGACAAGTTTTATCAAAGTGGCCTATATTCCCACGGTACGTAGGCCAGCCGTAAGAGGCACGAACCCGCAACAGTTGTACCGTGGCATATTTTCCCTTAATGTCTATTCCCCAGAGGGTGCTGGCCCCGGCGCTGCTGAGGGTGTAGTAGAGAAGTTGCTGGAGCGGTTTGAAGCCACGACAGACATTTCCTACACTAACGGGGAAGCTGAGACCATCGTTGTCTCTATTGACTATGCTGAGAGAGACCTCTCATTAATTGATGCCCCTTGGTATCTTATCCCGGTCAACATCGGCTGGTACATCTACAAGTAACTTCCCTATAGGAGAAATACAACATGGCCTTTGCACAGGGTTCACGCTCCAGCCTGTCGTTTATCACTGAAAGCACTTTCGGTACGACACCTGCTGGCAACTTTACAAACCTACCGTTTAGCACACACTCCCTTAACCTTACTAAGGACCGTGTCGCAGGTAACGACATTCAAGCAGACCGTATGCCTCGCGTTGACCGTCATGGCAACCGTCAGGTGTCAGGCGACATTGTGGTTGATCTACGTGATGGCGACTACGACGCTTTCTTGGAAGCTGCACTTCTGAACGTCTTCTCAGCTAACATCCTCAAGGTTGGCACCACCCCTAAGTTCTTCTCTATCGAAGACTATGCTGCCGACATTGATCAGGCTCGTCTGTTCACTGGTACTACTGTTTCTAGTCTGGCAGTCTCTATGGCCCCTAACCAGATGGTCACAAGCACTTTCAGCATGGTTGGTAAGACTATGACGATTGGCGCTACTGAGAAAACTCAGGATGCTGCTTCTGGCGCACAACCCTTCGACTCATATTCAGGTGACATTTCCATCGGTAATGTAGGCGGAGCTTCTGCTGTAGCTATCGTGACTGGTCTGGACTTTACCCTGAACAATTCCTACGCTCCCACTTTCGTAATTGGCGATGACTCTGCTCCATCCCTAGAATATGGGCGCGCAGAGGTCGAGGGTACTCTTACGGCATACTTTGAAGATGATGCCCTTATCAACCGCTTTTTGAATGAGACGGAAACGGAAATTGAAGTGTCGGTAGACGACCCAACCGGGGCTAATGCCTATACCTTCAGCTTCCCTAAGGTCAAGATCAACAGTGCAGACGTTGGCGTAGATGGCCCTGCAAGCCGTATCGTCAATATGTCTTTCGTGTCTATCTACGACAGCACAGAAGGCACTAACCTGAAGATCACACGTCCGTCATAAGTTCCCGCAAGGGAGGGGCTGGTGCTGTGTCGGGTGGCGCTGGCCCCAATTATCTAACCCGACTTTTACAAAGGAAACCCGACAATGGATCTTAAGAATTTTGCGCCTAAGAGCGACGAGGTTGAGGTTATAGTTCTTCACCCCGGCAACGGAGAACCCCTCATCAACAAAGACGGCAGTCAGATGACGATTACGCTGGCCGCTACGCACTCGAAAGAGTATAAGGTAGTTCTGCATGAGCAAACCGACAAACGTATTAAGGCGTCTAAAGGCTCCGGGCAGCTTGAGTTTAAGTCTAAGGAGATGGAAGAAGCTAGTCTGGAGATCTTAGCTAAGGCTACTAAGTCTTGGAATATCACCTACGACGGCGCAAAGCCAAAGCTGACAGTTGCGAAAGCTAAGGCAATTTACGAAGAGTTGTTTTGGCTAAAACCTCAGCTTGAGGAGGCAGTCACCACTACTGCGGATTTTATGAATCCCTGATCGTACAGCTAGAAGAGTTTGCAGAACATGCTTTCTCTATAAGTAAGAACGATCAGCATGGATCAACGGCTAAACAGCACTTAGAACAAGTAGAGAGGCAGACCGGGATTAGACCAAAAGAACTAGATGGACCTTCGTTTCCAAGTCTTTTGTCTCATATCTGGTCTGCCTTTATTTCGTTGAGCAACAGTAGAACTTCTGGCTTCAGCGGCCCTAACCCGATAACATTTCAAGAGATAAAAGCATGGAAGGACTTGATGGAGATGCCGGTAACTTCTAGAGAAGTAGAGGTTATAAAACGTGTTGACATCGTGTTTATGAGGGTGATGAATGGCTAATAACGTAGACCTCAACATTAGGACCAACGCGGATAAAGCTGCGGCTTCCATGACTAAGCTGAACTCGTCTATTCTTGATCAGGTTAAAAAAGTACAGCAGCTAGAAAAAGGCTATAAGGTTTTAGACGATGCCTTTAACAAGGGCCTCATAAGCGCACAGAAGTATGCAAAGGGAACACAGCAGGTAGATAAGGCGATCAAGCAGACGATTGCTTCTCAAAATAAGCTGGCTTCTTCTACGCAGCAGGTCTCTAAAAAACTAAACCAGAAGAGTATGATCCTTCAGCAGACGGGTCTACAGGTTGGTGACCTTGCAGTTCAGGTTCAGTCTGGTACGGGTTTCCTTTTGGCTTTCGGTCAGCAGGCCACACAGCTTATCGGCACCTTCTCTCTCTTGGCAAAATCCACTAAGATGATTGCCCTGTTCTCTGCCTTAGGTGTTATCGTACCTGTTGCTACTGCCATTGCAGGGTCTTTCTTGCGTATGGGAGATAATGCAAAGACCGCCTCTGATAAAGTGTCAGGTCTTAAAGACAGTCTCAACGCTATCAAAAACATTCAAGCGGCTCGCATGTCTGGGCCAAGCGAGATGTTCAGCAGGCTTGGTGACGACGCTCAAGGAGCTGGAGAACTTCTTGACCTTCAGATCAGATTTGAAATAGACAGGGCAAAAAGTAAAGCTGTAGAGGCTTTTGATACTGTAAAAGCTCTTTCTGAAGAGTTTCAAACTCAATACCTTAAAAATCTTTCCGCTGCTCTCCTAGACGATACCCAACAAGCAGGAGCAGTAGAGACTCAGCTTGGATTCTACGAAGCCAGAGTCAACGAGTTAGCAGAGTCTTTCAGGATTCTCCCTGCTGAAGCAGAAAAGGTCTTCCGTGTTTTAGCAGATGCGGCTGAGGCAACGACTCTTGATGAACAGATTAAAGCTGGAGAGGCTCTTAGGAAAGCCTTAAGCGACGCCGGAGCTTCTTACGAGGGTCTTGATGAAGAGCAAGCTAATTTTGTTGAGGGCTTTCTTAAATATATCGAGCAAGTTTCAAACTTTGAGCGAACTAGAAAAGACATAGAAGAAAACACTTCTCAGGCTGCACGAGACCTACAGGCAACTGAAGAGGCGAGCCTAGCTAGAAATAAAGAACTCCTTGAGCTTGAGATAGACAAAGGCAAAGAGTCTACAGAGCTTCGCGATAAAATTCAAGAGTTTGAGCTTCAGGCTTATGAGGCCGCTCTTAGAAAGAAAATCACGGATGAAGAGATATTAAAAGTTCTGATTGATCAGAAGAGAGAAAACCAAGAACTAGCCAATGAAGCTCAGAAGGTTGCGGATGAAGCTGAGAGGCTTGCGGACGCAGCAGAGAGATCTGAAAAGGCGCTTTCTGGCCTAAGAGGGTTTGGCGAAAGTATTTCAGTACAGCTCGCTAAGGTAAGAGCGGAAGTTGAAGCTCTAGAAGCAGGTAAAGATCCCGAAATTGCTGGACGAATAGCAGTACTACAAGCGAGATACCAAGCTGAATTACAAAAGGCTTTGGCGGAAGGCGCGGGTGGTTTTGAGGGCACGGAACTACCCCAAGGTTTGGCTTCAAAATTTCAGGAATTAGAGGCTTTGCTTAAAAGGCAGGCTGCGCTAGAAGAAAAACTTAAGCCTAAAAGAAGAGCGAGACGAGAAGCCAACAAGTTAGGACCCGCAGGCCCTAAACTTATGGAAGACTCCGTCAAAGAGTTCTTTAAGATAGGCGACTTCGAGAAACAGATTGAACTAGAAAGAGAGCTGCTGTTCGTAACTGAAGATCGGGCTAGGGTTCTTAGGCAGTTTGGTCTGGACTTTGCCGAAAGGAACCCTGAGATCATAGCTGGGCTGGAAGAGCAAATCAGGGCTACTAGAGAGATATCTCAGATCGGGAACGTCGTGCAGAAGTCCTTTGAAGATGGCTTCATTGCTATCGTAGAAGGCTCAAAGTCTGTCGTCGGTGCTTTCAAGAATATGGCTAGTCTTATCATCAAGGAGCTGTTCAAGGTTCTTGTCGTTCAAAGGGCAGTAGGTTTTATATCAGCAGGGATTGAAGGTTTTGTAGGAGGTCTAGGGTCCGCTGCGCCTTCTCAGTCTCCATTGCCCATATCAAGACCACAACCCGCAGCGTCTGGTGGAACCTTGGTGGCTAACAAGCCCTTTCTGGTAGGCGAGAGAGGCCCTGAGCTTGTCATGCCAAACCGTCAAGGGTCTATCTACAATGCAGACCTGACCGGCAAAGCTCTGGGCGGTTCCGGCAAGATTACTCAGGTCTTCAACTTTAATCTGTCTGCTAACGGCGATGAGAGTGTCAAGAAGATCGTAGCTCAGGCTGCACCACAGATAGCCGACATGGCTCAGAAGGGCGTCATTGCCGCACGTAGACGTGGTGGGACCATGAGAAGCACCTTCGGATAAAAAGTAGGAACAAGCAAAATGGCTATAAGCTATCCCCTATCGACTCCAACAACTATCGGGATTGAGAGTATTGAGCTTAGAGCTGTTAATGCTGTAGCCACCTCTCAGTCTCCCTTCACCTTCAAGCAACAAGTAGTAGCCCATCAGGGGCAGAGGTGGGAAGCCTCTGTCAACATTCCTTCGGTACGTAGGGATAAGGCTGCTGCTTGGAAGGCGATGCTAACGGCTCTTAAAGGCCAAGTGGGAACTTTTCTACTGGGGGACCCCGACTACGACAGCCCCAGAGGAACTGTTAGCTCTTGTGTCCTCTCAGGTTCCGCCGGTGATGCTACAGCCACAGTGGTTATGACCGGGTCTCTTTTGGCTGGGGACTACATCCAGCTAGGCTCTGGGTCTTCTGCTAAGTTGCATCAGGTTCTTGTGGACCAGACAGGAGATGGGGATTTAGAGATCTGGCCTGACCTCCGCAGTGACTACACATCTGCATCCGTAGTTACAAGCAATCCAAAGGGCGTGTTCAGGCTCAGTCAGAATATGTCCTCTTGGTCAATAGACAATGCAAGTTTTTATGGTATAGCATTCGAGGCTATAGAAGTTATTTCAGGTTAAGGAAGAGACATGGCCGACAAGAAAATTTCACAGCTTACCAATATCACAGGTGCTGATGTAGTAGACTCTACAGATGAGCTGGCTATTGTAGACGCCTCTAGCAATGAGACGAAGGCTATTACCAGAGAAGAGCTGTTCAAGAGTGTAGACAGCGCGACGTTCGACAATGACATTGACGTCAACGGCGTAGACATTGGTCGTGGCGGCGGCGATGTCGTCACGAACACAGCCGTTGGCAAGCAAGCGCTAGAAGACAATACCACTGGCCTCGATAATGTCGCAGTAGGCTATCAAGCACTGCCCAATAACACTACTGGCTCAAACAACTCAGCGATTGGTTCCCAAGCGCTCATCTTTAACACCACGGGGTCCAGCAATACGGCGACTGGTCGTAAGGCGCTCTACTCTAACACTACTGGTAATAACAACTCGGCGACTGGTCATTTGGCGCTCAACTCTAATACTACGGGTGGCCAAAACTCGGCTTATGGCGCTCAGGCGCTCAACTCTAATACTACTGGGTCCAACAGCTCGGCTTATGGCGTTCAGGCGCTCAACTCTAATACTACTGGTAGCAGCAACACGGCGACTGGCCGTCAGGCGCTTTACAGCAACACCACGGGGGCCAACAACACGGCTGACGGCTATTGGGCGCTCTACAATAACACCACTGGCACTAGAAACGTGGCTTTGGGTAACAATGCGCTTAGTACCAACGCTACTGGTGAAAGAAATACGGCTGTTGGCAGTCAAGCGCTTGAAAATAGCACTGCGGATGACAACTCGGCTTTTGGTTATCAGGCGCTATTTGATAACACAACGGGGGTCAACAATACGGCTCTTGGTCGTCAAGCGCTTCTTAATAACACGACTGCCAATGCCAATACGGCAATTGGCCACAAATCGCTTTTCACTAACAACACCGGTGCAACCAACGTATCCGTTGGCGTTGAGGCACTCTTTTACAATACTACTGCCTCAAACAACGTCGCTACTGGCTATCGAGCGCTCTTCGAGAACACTACCGGCTCCAGCAACGTAGCCACTGGTCGTGAAGCACTGTTTAACAATACGACGGCCAACAACAATACGGCGACGGGCCATCAGGCACTCTACAGCAACACCAATGGCGCGAGCAACTCGGCCTATGGCAGTCAAGCGCTATTCGATAACATAACGGGTGCTAACAATACGGCTCTTGGCTATCGAGCGCTTTATGAGAATACGACGGGTAGTGGCAATAGCGCTGTCGGTCGTGAGGCAATCCGCGATAACACAACGGGTGCTAACAATACGGCTCTTGGCTTTCAATCACTACTAAATAACACCACGGGGGCCAGCAACACTTCTACGGGTGGCCAATCTCTTGTCTTTAACACCACAGGCTTCAACAACACGGCGACTGGTCGTCAGGCGCTCTACAATAACACCGAAGGCCCAAACAACACAGCGACGGGGTTTCAAGCACTCTACTTTAACACCACGGGGGCCAACAACACGGCTGACGGCTATCGGGCGCTTTACAAGAACACTACAGGCGACCAAAACTCGGCTTTTGGCTTTGGAGCGTTAGATGACTGCACCACGGGCGATAACAACGTGGCCATTGGCAAATCGGCTCTCGGCTCCGTCACTACCGGTTCCGGCAACTTTGGGGCGGGATTCATCACCTCAAGTGGCTCTGGTTCTCCAGTGTTTAGCCCAACGACAGAAAACAACCGCGTTGTCATGGGGCATACGGCAGTAACCAACGCCTATGTCCAAGTCGCTTGGACAGTCGTTTCTGATAAGCGTGACAAGACCGAGATTGAGCCAATGCAGCATGGTCTGGACTTCGTAGATCAGCTTAACCCTGTGTCGTACAAATTCCGTAAGGACAGGGACTCGGAAGAGACTAACGGCAAGAAACGCTATGGGTTCCTAGCCCAAGACGTCCTAGCCATTGAGGGTGGGGACAACGTAATTGTTGACAATGAAGACCCCGACAAGCTGCGAATGACAAACGAAGAACTTATCCCAGTCTTGGTGAACGCCATCAAAGAACTGAAAGCTGAAGTTGAAACCCTCAAAGGAAACTGACATGACTGAAGAAGAAATCGCACAGGCATACTCTGCTATGCTCGATAGTGTTGCACTAATTAATGCCGCACGAGCGAACCCAGATGACTATGCGGATGACGAAACTGTCGTCTCACGAAATGTAGAGCATCTGGAACTGATGATCGCCAAAGATTACTGGACCGACGAGGATATGACATCTGTCCAAGCTGCAATCGACGAATAACGTCTGTTAAGAGGTAAAGACATGTCAACTAGAGACCTTCCCGAACAACTAGTAGAGAGCCTCGATGACTCTGTCTTCTACCCTTTCTTTGCGGTAGAGCTTTTGTTTGATGGGGATGAGACCCTCAGACTTTGGACTGGAGTAGGCACCTTGGTTTTTCAGGGCCTCTCGTGGTTTGGCACTGGCTCTCTCTTGCAGATAGATTCCGTAGAAGAAACCTCTGAGATCTCCGCTAAGGGTGCATCCGTAACTCTTAGCGGGGTTCCCTCGGAGGTTCTATCCTTAGCCCTCAGTGAACCCTATCAGGGCAGAAAGGCTAACATCTACTTTGGCAATTTCACTGGTGGTAAACTATTACAAGAAAACTCTTCCTACATTCTCTTACAAGACGGCTCAAAAATAGAACTGTCCAGTAAGCAAAGCCCTACTCTGATCGAAATTTTCTCTGGGTACATGGATCAAATGTCCATAGAGGAGACAGGTCAGACAAGTACAGTCGAGCTTACGATAGAGAACAAGCTAGTAGACTTGGAGAGGGCTAGGGTTGCAAGGTTTACCTCCGCATATCAGAAGTCAGTCTACCCTCAAGATCTTGGCCTAGACTTTATCGAGGACTTGCAGGACAAAGATATTGTGTGGGGTCGTAAGGTAAAAGATTCTCCCGCAGTTTCACAACCGACACAGCAGTCTTTCTCAGGAGGCCCTGACTAACGTGACTATAAAGTATCAACAAGAGTTTTTATCGACTGTTGTTGAGGACATAAAACCTCTGCTTAAGGAGCATTGGGAAGAGATAGCCCTCAACAAGGAGAAGATAAAGCTCAACCCCGACTGGGATACTTACGAAGAGTTAGAGCATCAAGGCAGACTAAAGGTATTTACTGCCAGACAAGACAGATCTCTGGTAGGATATTTTGTTGTTATAGTATCACGCCACATACACCACAAAGATCACCTGTTTGCGTCAAACGATATTATCTACCTAAGCCCAAAACACAGAAAAGGTTTTACAAGTGTCAAGCTGATAAAGTTTGCCGAGAAGCACTTGAAGAAGGACGGTGTTTCAGTGATGGTTATCAGCAGCAAAGACCATAAGCCGTTTCACTCCCTCATGGAGTTTCTGAAGTTTAAGCCCGTAGAGAGGCTGTATTCTAAATACATAGGAGATTAATATGGCTATTACTGCGGGTTTTGCTTTAGCCACTACTGCTACTACTGCACTTGCTGCCGGCGGCACTGCTGCTGCCATAACCGCAAACGTAAGTTTTCTTGGTTTTATGGGTTTTCAAGCCCTAGCGGCTCAGTTCCTTGTTTCCACTGCCCTAGGTGCAGCCCTCAACGCCCTTACTCCTAAGCCTTCTGTAGGTGCCAGAGGCTATAACGTCACTCAGACCGGCTCTGCTTTAGACCATCAAATTATCTATGGTACAGCCAAGTGTGGCGCTGTCCGTATCTTTGACACTACCACAGGCAACAAGAACAAATTCCTACACCGGGTCCTTGCCTTTGCAGCACATGAGATCGAAGAGTTTGAAGAGATCTATGTGAACGACGAGCTAATCACCCTAGATGTAGATGGTAATGTCACCTCGCCTGAAAAGTACGACGGTAAGATCAGGATCAACATCCATTTGGGTGCCTCTGATCAGGCGGCGGATGCTGATCTTATCTCAGAGGTCGAAGACTGGACGTCTAACCATCGGCTTCGTGGCATTGCGTATCTATATGTTCGTCTAAAGTTTAGCACTAAGGCTTTTCCTAACGGTGTCCCTGAAATCTCGGCGGTCATCAAGGGCAAGAAAGTCTATGACCCAAGGACTGAGGCTACGGCTTGGTCGGATAACCCTGCTCTCTGCATCAGGGACTACCTGACGAACAATTCCTACGGTATGGGCGAAGAGTACGACAACATTGACGACGAGAAGGTCATTGCAGCGGCCAATGTGTGTGATCTAACTAATACGCCAGACAGCAGCACCCGGTACACCTGCAACGGTAACTTTACTACCGCTACGGTCCCTGCGGACTCTCTGAGTAGCCTTCTGACGTCTATGGGCGGTTTGTTGTGGTACGGGCAAGGCAAATGGCGTATGAAAGCGGCTTCTTGGGTTGCTCCAGACCTGACGCTAGATGAAGACGACCTAAGATCCTCTATCACTGTAAGTACTCGGCATTCTCGTAGAGATAACTACAACACGGTTAAGGGTACGTTCAGGGGCGAGGAAAGCAACTGGCAGATCACTGACTACCCAGAAGTCTCTAACCAAGCGTTCTTGGATGCTGACAATGGTCAAGAGTCTTCTATCGACCTAGCTCTGCCTTTCACTGACAACTCTGTAGAAGCTCGTAGGATAGCTAGGGTTGCTTTGGAGAGAAACAGGCAGCAGCTCACCGTACAGGCTTCTTTTGGCCTAGAGGCTTTTCAGTTGCAGGTCGGAGACAATGTCTACATAACAAACTCTCGTTTTGGCTGGACCAGTAAACCTTTCGAGATTACCTCTTGGACCTTTGGTGTTGTCGGAGAGTATGACTTGCAGGTCAATATGACCATCAGGGAAACTGCTGAGAGCATCTTTGATGACATTGACGACGGTGTAGTTTATGAAAGAGACAACACAACGCTCCTATCGCCTTTCGAAGTCCCTAGCATCGGACTAGAACTTACGGCAGTTGCACATGTCAGATCAGAAAAGCTACTGAACTCTCTCGAAGTTAGGGTAACAGCTAACGAAGAAGAGCGAGTAGATCTCGTAGAGGTGCAGATTAAGAAGTCCTCAGAAGATGACACGCTGTACAAGGACCTAGGTTCTGGTGAACTTGGCATCTTTGAAGCTATAGACCTAGACCGTGCAGACTATGATGTTCGAGCTAGGGCCATCAATACTTTTGGTGTTAAGGGCGACTACATCACAAGCGAGGACTTCACAGTAGACGCCTTGTCTGATCCTCCAGCAGACGTTACAAACTTCACTAAGAACTTGAGTGGCGGAACCCTGTTCTTGAATTGGTCTCCTGTCGCTGATCTTGACCTGTCCTACTATCAGATCAAACGGTTCCCCGGTACAACCGGAGGCTCTTGGGCTACATCTAACGTGGTCGTTGAAAAAGTAGCTAGGCCCGGAACCAGTGTAGCTATACCGGGTCAGTCCGGGACGTATTTCATACGTGCATATGATAAGGGAGGCAACCCAAGCGACAATGCAACTTCTCTTGTCGTACTGCCCTCTGAACTACCTCAGCTTGGCACTTCACAGGAACAAGTAGAAGACCCAACTTTCTCTGGAGCAAAGACCAATGTTTCCGTTGATACAACACCTAACCCCGACGAGCTTATTGTTACAGACCTAAGTGCTGCAACTCCACAAGGAACCTATGAGTTTTCCAACTACATAGACACATCTTCCACTCGTACCGTCAGGATAACCGGGGAGGTCACTTTCAACAGGCATCAGCCTACTGCTGGTACTTGGGACGCTATCCCACAGAACTGGGAGACTTGGCCGGGGAACTGGGACCAATGGGACTCTGAGCAAGCTAACTTCGCAGACCACAGCGTGACTATCTATGTTGCTACCACTAACGACGATCCCTCTGGATCTCCTACGTGGAGTAGTTGGTCACTTGCGGAAGGTGAGTTTACAGCCAGAGCTTTCAAATTCAAAGCAGAACTTAACGGTAACAACACAGGCGTGTCGCCAAGTGTAGAGACGCTTAAAGCGACAGTGGAGTATTAACATGTCACAACACGACTTTATCATTGACAACCAATCGGCGTCTTCTGCTAGGGCAGACATTAACAACGCTCTACAGTCTCTGGCTAGTCTTTCCTCTGGGGATACTGAGCCTAGCACTACGTATGCAAATATGCTGTGGTATGAGACCGACACAAACCTCCTTAAGATGAGAGATGAGTCTAACGCTGCTTGGATTACTATCGGCTACTTTGATCAGGCAGCAGATGCGTTTCGTATCGTTGATGACACTCAGGTAGTCAACACCTCAGGCACTCAGACAGGTCTTATCGGAGGTCAGTCAACAGCTACGTGGCAGGCAGGCACTGGCAATATCGAAAGTCTTATCTCGCCGTCTCAACTGTCAAATGCCATCTTCTCTACTTTTAACATCAACCCCGGCGGATCTACTTACTACCACCTTGACTTTGATTTCACTGCGGGTCTGGAGGTCAGGTTTGGTTTCATCAACATGACAAGCACTAGTCAGACACA